GGGGATGGAAAGACGAAGACCCCCGCGCGTTGTGGGAACGGCTGCGCGCAGAGGGGCCGGTCAAGTCGCCCCCCGTCGATCCTCGGGAGGTGGCGCGATCCATGGTTGTCGGTGCATGGTCTTTTCGTGCTGGTAATCCAGAAAGCGGGTACAATAAAAGCGAGGCGGAGGGGCACCCGCAGAGCTGCAAATATCCGCGTTCATGCTCGATCATCTCTGCGGAGACTGCCACCCTCCCCACCCTCCCCGCCTCCATCCTCCCCGACGCCCGCGCCGTCGACCCACCACAGCTGCCCCCCGGCTCTGTGGTCTACATCGATCCGCCCTACGTCAATACCACCGGCTACGCTCATGACCTCGGCAGGGATGCGGTCTGTGAGATTGCCGAGCGATGGGCAAGTGCTGGCGCGTGGGTGGTCATCTCCGAGGCTGAGCCGCTGGCAGAGCTGGGCTGGCATCAGGTAGAGATCACCGGGGAGCGCGTTGGGCAGAAGCGTACATTCTCAAAACAGCAGCGCGAATACCTTACGATGAGTCAGCCCCCGCTCTGGCGTCCATCGATCCAGTCAACGCTATTTGGCATGGCATCCAAATGACCTGGATGCCATCAAGGGTGCCACCAGCACACTTCAGCAAGGTCATGCGCTTGCTGGCTGACCCCAGCACCTTTGCCCAGCTCCACACCGTGCAGGACAAAGACAGCAAGAAGCCGGTGCCCTTCAAGCCACTGCCCATGCAGCGCAAGATCTTTGATGCAGTGAAGGCTGGGCATACACGGATCATCATCGTCAAAGCGCGCCAGGTGGCTGCCACCACTGGCTGCAAGATGGTGCTGCATCACATGGCATACACCACTGAATATGCAGCCATGCATGCAGTGGTGAGCATGCGCGATGACAGCGCCACTGCCCTGATGGATGACCCCAGGCGCTGGCTGGATGATCCGCCCACACTGCTGCAGCGTCCAATACAGACCAAAGCCAGGGGCAAGATTGTCTATGCCGACACTGGTGCCAGCCTGCAAGCCTTTACTAGCAGAAGTCAGACTGGGCTGCGCAGCTTCACCCCTGCTGCTGTGCTGGTGTCTGAAGCGGCTTATGCGCCTGACCTGGAAGAAGTCATTGCCCAGGCTGATGCAGCAGTGGGTGATGGCTTGCTGATGGTAGAGAGCACCGCAAATAATCCGGCTGACTTCTTCAGCCAGCTGGTCAAGGGTGCGCCAGAGAACGGCTGGCACCTGATTACCATGTGGTGGCACGAACACCCTGCCTACACGGTTGACCTGGTGCCTGATGACTTCCAGCCCACCAGCGCTGAAGCAGAACTGGCTGACCGCTATGCCCTGAGCACTGGGCAGCTTTACTGGCACCGGACCACCAGCAGACGGCTGGGCAGTGATCACAAGTTTAGGCGGGAATACCCAGCCAGCCTGGATGACTGCTTCCTGCAACGTGAGGGTGGCTATTACGGTGATGAAGTGCTGGCTGACATCCATGTGGTGGAACACATTGGCACCACGGCTGGCCGGGAGATTGAGCCACCCCACCCACATGACCGCTATGTGATGGGAGTTGACATTGGTGGTGGTGTGGGCGGCGATTACAGCGCGCTGGCAGTGGTGTCAGTGTCCACCATGCAGCCGGTCTATACAGAGCGCTGCAACACAGTCACCCCTGGCAAGTGGGCGCACCGCGTCATTCAAGTGGCAAGCCGATACAATCAAGCGCTGGTGCTGGCAGAGAGCAACAACCATGGGCATGCCCATCTGCTGGAGCTGGGCAACTGCGGATATCGCCAGCAATGGAGAAGCCCAGCAGGCAAGCCATGGGTGACCACGCTGCAGAGCAAGCTGGATGCCTTCGATACACTCAGAGAAGCCCTGAGCATCATTAAGATTATGGATCGCGCTACATGGCTTGAGCTGCGCAGCCTGACCATTCCTGCAGGCAAGGTGGCACCAGAGGCCCCCAGGGGCTGCCATGATGATGCAGCCGTCGCAATGGCGCTGGCATATCGCTGCATGCGTGATGTGCCTTCATCCTGGAGGACACATGCGTTAGTATCCGGCAAGACCAGGATTGATGACTTGATCAGTGCCAGCAGGGCAAAGCGTATCAGGTCTTCTGCACTTCCCTTCTAAGGCTGACCATGCTGACACCAGAGCAAGTGGCTGACTTCTATCATCAGCACCGTCAATACTGGGATACCAGACGCGATGAGATGAGAGAACTGCGCAATCTCTACATGACGCGCTTCTGGCAAGATGAGACATTCCCGACACTTGACGGCATCTTGCGCACTGAAGTGCCCAAAGCATATGCCGTGGTGGAAAGCTACCTGGGCAGCCTGTATGCAAAGAACCCGGCTGTTTTTGTGCAGCCTGACCTGCGCGCCAGGGGCAACCCGCAAGTGGCTGAAGCCACGGCGAATCAGTATCTGCTGACCGTTCGTGAGCAGCTGGAAGATGCAACCCGGCTGGCTCTGATCTACCCCTGCGGCTTCATCAAGCTGGCACCAGTGGTCAGCGTTGACCCTCTGAAGCGTGTGTCATGCGCAGCCCTGCCACCATGGGAGGTGCTGGTAGATGCCACTGCAGCCAGCTGGGCTGCGCAGCGCTACGTGGGGCATGTGCAGATGATGCCACTGCAGGAAGCGTCAGAGCGCTATGGCAAGCCTGAACAGGCTTTCAGGGGCAGAACATACAGCAAGTGGATTGAATCCACCGGCATTGCTGGCAAAGATCAGATGCTGGGGCTGGGTGCGCCCACCACGGTGCCTGACTCTGAAAAGTGGGTGCAGGTTGTGGAACTGTATGACCTGGCGCATGACAAGCTGCTGGTATGGTCTGAAGACTATGCTGATGGCACTGACTTCTTGTTTACTGGCATCACCGTGCAGGTGGGTGCCCTGGATGCAGGCGCTGCTTCTGACACTGAAGCCCCTGATGTGGAGCTGGTACATGAAACCACCGGCATCCCCTTCAAGTCAGCCAATGGCAGACCAGTGGTGCCCCTGCTGCCTCTGTACTTTAGCCGCGATCCTGACACCCCACTGCGCGGCTATTCGCTGGTGCAGCGCTCGCTTGACCAGTTCAGAGAGCTAAACGTGATGCGCACCTATCAAGCCCAGGGTGTGCGACGTATGGCGCGCCAGTGGATGGTGCGCGCTGGCTTCCTGAGTGAAGACGGTGCTGCAAAGATTGCCCAGGGGCTGGATGGTGAGTTCATTGAAATAGACCTGCCACCTGGTGCAGACCTGATGGGCAACATCATGGCAGTACCCCAGGCAGCCATCCCTGCTGACATCAGCCTGTATGCCCAGACCGTTGACAATGACATCAATGCAGCAGGGCTGCTGGCACCCTTCACACGCGGTGAAGTTACAAAGTCAACCGCAACAGAGCAGAACCTATTGGCGGCCTATACCAGCAGTGAAGTGGGGCGCATGGCGCGTGTCAGGGATGGTGTCATCACCGGCATTGCCCGCACTTACAATGTCATGTTGAGCGTGGTGCTGGGTGATGATGCAGAGCCACTGGCACTGCCGAACCCAGTTGGGCCCACCATCCTGTCAGCAGATGACCTGACTGGTGACTTCCAATACTGGGCAGTGGATGCAGGCACCACGCCCATGTCAGACCTTGCACGTCAGGCAGTGCTTGAGCGCATTGCACCGCTACTGGTGCAGCTGGGCACCCCACCAGCAGAAGTGCTGGCAGAGCTGGTGCGTGCATACCAGCTTCCTGAAAGCTTCCTGGCAGCACCACCACCACCAGAGAACACCCCACCACAATCAATGGCAGCTGGTCAGGCTGATGCAGAAGCCCAGGCTGAAGCTGCTGCCATCGGAGCGCAAGACAATGCCACTTTACTCTGACCGTTCAGGCATGCCTGCAGAGATGGCTGACCTGGCAGCAGCCCAGGATGACATCATTGGTGAAGAAGCTGCTGAGCTGATCCCACCACCCAGCAGCCCTTTCAATGCAAAGGTGCTGACCAGCTTGAGCAAGGCACTGGCAGCCGTGGCAAAGGTCATGGGTCTTGACCTGACTCCAGAGTCATACTCTGAGCCTGAAGCACGGCTGGCACCTGAAGTGGCACGCTTCCTGATGATGATGGCAGCAGCTGCTGAAGACTATGGGCAGCCCCTGCCTGTTGCCCTGGATGCCATCAAGGGTGACAAAGAACTGACTGCCATCACCGCGCACCTGATGCGCCTTGCAAAAGACAAAGACTTCAGCACCTTCCTTGATGCGCCTGCTGATGAAGAGCGCGCTGAAGTGCGCATTGAAGTCAGCCCTGATGGCATGGAAGAAGAAGAAGACTTTGACTTCAGCAGCCGTATGCGCAGGGGCTAACCCATGGGCTTCACCAGCTTCAGAGCACGGCTGCTACGCACCTTTGGCTATGGCAAGCCTAAAACGGTCATCCCTAAAACCAGGGGGCAGGCATATTATCGAAGCTATGCCGGTGGCACTGATGCAAATCTGGTGGATGCTATCGAGCGCAGGCAGCCTGTCAGCTTCTTCTATACAGACAAGTGGCAGCCAGCAGGCACACCTGGTGCCAGT